GGTATGGCCGCTGATTGAGGGCCTGTGGTCGCTGCGCCCTATCGCGGTGCCGACCATTGAGGACCGCATCGAGCGGATCGAGCGGGAACTGGATGCGATTTTGGAGCAGGTGGCATGAGCGGATGCAATGTGTGTGGCTGCGTTATCAGCACCCGTAACATGAGTGGTCGGTGCCGTGGCTGCAATGGCCGCGCTGCGCTTAAAACACGTAGCCCCGGAACGATCAAAGCGCTGGATTGGCTGCCTGATGAATGGTGCGCCGATTATTACCGATGGACGCGCGAGATGAAAATCCCAGCGGCTGAAGCCAAGCGCATGATCCTTGAGCACATACAAATCAGGGGGCACGCATGAAGCCGCTTTGGCCGTCCCACTACATGCCCCCGCATACTCATTGCATCACGGGTGGCGACGTTCTCGATTACGTTGCCAAGCGGTTCAAAATCACGCGCGCCGAGATCACCGGAACGCAGCGAGGGGCATGGTTTATCTACGCCCGCGCAACCGCAGTGGCCATTCTTCTGCGCCGGGGCAACAGCACGACCACGACCGGCAAGATCATGCACCGGGATCACACTACGGTCCTCAACGCGCGCGACAAGCTCCCGATTTACATGACCAAGTGCGACATGATCGCCGCCGTGCTGGGCGAGGTGCAATGAGCGAGGTCACGTTCTTCGTGCCTGGCACCCCTCGCGGGAAAGGTCGGCCCCGGTTCAGCCGCAAGTCTGGCCGCGCCTACACGCCTGCTGAGACGGCAGCTTATGAGAGCACGGTGGCATATGCCGGTCACGTTGCGATGGGCGCGCAGGATCTTCTGGAAGGCCCTGTGGGCGTCAAGATGACGGCGGTGTTCCAGATCCCCGCAAGCTGGTCACCCAAGCGCAAACGCGAGGCCCTGCATCACACCAGCAAGCCCGACGCGGACAATATCGCCAAGTGCTGCGATGCGCTGAACGGCATTGTTTGGAAAGACGATGCGCAGGTGGCCCGCATATCCATTTCGAAGGTCTACGGTGATGTACCGGGCCTGCATGTGTTTGTGGAGGCATTGTGAGCAGCGAAGCACTTGCATGGGCGTTTAAGCAGAGCGTGAAGCCCAGCGGGGCTAAGTTCACGTTGATCGCCCTGTGCGAGTGCGCAAATTATAAGACTGGTCGCATCACCCCTTCGATTGCGCATCTGGTCGAGATTACCGGACAAAATCGCAAGAGCATCATTGCTCACATTGATCAACTTGAGGCTCAAGGGTTCATCCGTTTTACCGGCGAGCGCACTGGCCGCACAGGCCAAATCAAGGTGTATGAAGCCGCGATTGAAGCAGGCGCGCAGGCACACAGGCCGGAAGCCCATTATGTCTATCGCCTAACAAACCCGCAAACAGGCGAGTTTTACATTGGGGTCCGGTCATTTTTGGGCGAGCCGTGCAAGGATGGCTATCGCGGGTCCGGTTGCTGGCCAAGCGGAGCCGCATATCACGGCATTGAATTGCATCGGGAGATTGTCGCAGAGTTTACGACACGCAACGAAGCAGAACGAGCTGAGGCCAGCATGATAGCCGAGGCCATTAGCTTGCCGTTGTGCCGCAACATAAAGCAAGAGTCCCAAAAGCGGGATACTTACCCAAAAACGGTACTGTTAAAGAGTACCAATTTTGGCCGCAAACAGTCCCAAAAACGGGACACGGAACCTTCTTTGGAACCTTCACACTCTACAGAACCTAAAGGTTCTTCCGAGTGTAGGCGCGCACGAACCAAGCCGGATGAATTTCCATGCCCTGAGGGTGTGGACCTGATCGACTGGCGGGCTCTCAAAGCAAACCGCAAAGCTAAGCGCGCGGCGCTGACTGAGGGCGCACACAGGCAAATCGTTCGAAAACTTGATGGTTGGCAGCGTGACGGATGGCCACCCGGCCCGATTGTCGCATTCGCCGCCGAGCGCGGTTGGACAACGGTTTTTGAAACGGACGAAATGAAAGGCAGCGGCGATGCAAAACGATCCCCTAATGGCAAGCATTCTGGCGGCTCAGGCAAGGGGGGTGATTCCCGCGACGGAATTGCCCGCGCTCTCGACAGACGACTTGGACTTGACGAACCTGCCGGAACGTTTGGACGAGGAGACTTACCAGAGGGTGGACGCTATCGCGCGCTCCCGTCTGCCTGATCCTGTCCCGGCGAACGAAAAGCATTTTATGAAATGCCTTCGGATCATGCTGGCGGTATTGCCGAAGCGAAGCGCTGATGAGATCAGCGGTGAATTGTTTGTTGCGGCTTATCAACGCAAGTTGGGGCATTATTCAAACGAGGCAATCAACTTTTTGGCGGACAGGGCCATGGAGCGTTGCCAGTGGTTTCCGACTATCTTTGAATGCTTGGAAATTATTGGCGATTGGCGGCGCAATGATGAGTTTGTTCAGCGCCGAATTCTCGCGCAAAGACTTGCAAACCGGGAGCGGGATGCCCGCCAGAAGGAGCGCTGGGAGGCCGAGCGTCTCGACCGCTGGGAAGTCACTCAAGAACAGATTGACGCGATGACCGAGCAAGCGCGCGAATTTTGCGCGAGTGTGGGCCAGATCGGCAAAACCGAGGACGGGAAATATGTGCCACATGCCCAAACCATTGAGGGTGAGTTTTGATGCGCGCCGATGCGTCAGATGAGCAAGCCGCAGCATTGGCTAACCAGCGACTAAGCCGCGATGATGTTGAATGGGCCGCAAGCAAATCAGGTGGCATTTACCTACGCCAGTGCGAGACCAACGACACTTGGCGCGAATGGAAGCCCCAACCCGGTGAAATTGAGGCGACTAACGCCGTCGTGGCCCGTGCGATCAACGCTGGTTTGCCAATGGAAGAATGGGCTCGCTTGGTCCGCAACGGCAGCATTACCCGCGAAGTGCAGAAGGCCATGCGTGAGCTTACCGACTGAACCAATCCCCGCAGCAGGCTTCCGCCTCGTCTCTGGCAAGCAAGGCCCAAAGGATAAAACCATGAAATACACCGTGCAATTCCGAAATGGCTATGTGGACCGCGCCAACGCCTACACAGCAGGCCAGCTTGTCTGGACGCATGACGGCGGGCCTTGGGATGTAATCGCCGTTCGCCAGGAGCAAACCACATGACATGGAATCCGATCAGCAGCGGGCCGAACCAAACGGTCATTACCGTGACGACACACTGGAGTATCGCTTTCGACAGGATTTTGCACGCGGTCGAGATCACACCATTCGACAGCCTGCCTAAAGCGGATCATCAGTTCCGGGTGACGGTGCCTGGCAAGTTCCAACCTTTGCAGGGTTACGACATTGCTGCGGCTGTCGGTGAATACGTGTCGTGGAAGGTTGCGGCGAAGTTGCGCGACACCCTGGCCGATAGCGATGGGGACGATGGCGCGTGAGTGGCGCCGTGGAAATGTACCGGCTTGCTTTGGCGATGAACGGCGGGAATCCGAAAGGCGCGCTTGCTTTGATCCGTACGGGCGCATTCCAAGCCGCATGGCAGAAGCGGTCCCTTGAAATAATGGCCGCAGTTTATGAGGCTTATTTAGCAGACCTGTTGACCACACAAGGGAGCAGCAACGATGCCCGCGATCTATAACAGCTACAGGCCAAACCATACGCCGCAACGGGTTGTAAAAGTTCAGCGCACATTGGCTGACGACATAGAGATATTCATGGCAAAGCACCCGTATATCGACGAAGGGAAGTTCGGTTGCCTTTCATGCGGAAACTATTACATCATCCGCAGACTGCACGCCGGTAAACGCATCATGCCCAAAACCGAGCGCGCTATTCGTGAGTTCATGTCGCGGTATCGCGGGCCTTTGGAGTGCGGGTGATGGGTGAGGAAAGGGCCATCAGCAATCAACACAGTGACGGGCGAAAGACGAAACGCGGCACTAATCCCGCGTCGATAGCAAACCTGACCCGTGGAAGCCGTAAAGGCATTCCGAACAAGGTGACTGCTGAGGCGAAGGAAGTGATTGCAGAAGCGGCGCAGGGTTTGGGTGGCGTTGAACGGTTGATTGATTGGGCCAAGGAAAGCCCAGAGAACGAAACCAAGTTCTGGGCCACCATCTACCCCCGCTTGATCCCGGTGACGGTCGCAAACGCGCCGGGTGAATCTTTCCGCGTTACGCAGGCCGACGAAGATGCAAGCACGTTCCGCAGCCGAATTTCTACGCTCATTGCCACCGGAGCAGCTTCAGGCGGAACTGGCAGCACTGAGCACTGAGACACAGGCCTACCTCCTCCACGATTGGCAATTCTGGGCAAGACCCGAGCAGATCGCCCCTGACCATGCATGGCGCGTCTGGTTGATCCTTGCAGGCCGAGGCTGGGGGAAGACCAGGTGTGGTGCTGAATGGGTGCGCAGTGTCGCCGCCGAGGTGCCGGGATGCCGGATTGCGCTGGTTGGCCTGACCGCAGCCGACGCGCGAGATGTGATCGTTGAGGGTGAGAGCGGTATTCTGGCCGTGCATCCCGAGAAGGATCGCCCGCTGTACGAGCCGTCCAAGCGCCGCATCACATGGCCGAACGGATCGATGGCGACTTGCTACAACGCCAGCGAGCCAGACCAGCTTCGAGGTCCGCAGCATCACTATGCCTGGGTGGATGAATTGGCGAAGTTTCCGCAGGCGCAAGATCTATGGGACCAGCTCGTGTTCGGCCTTCGCTTGGGCCAGCATCCGCAAGCGATGGTGACGACCACGCCTCGACCGCTGCCGATCATCCGCCGCATGTTGGCCGATCCGACAACGCATGTGACGCGCGGCAAGACGCTGGACAACGCTGGCAACCTTGCACCGGGGTCTGTGGCGGCGATGATCGAACGCTATGCAGGGACACGGCTTGGCCGGCAGGAGCTTGACGGCGAGATGCTAGATGACGTTCCGGGGGCGCTGTGGACGCGCGCAGTGCTTGATGCCAACCGAGTGCGGGAACTGCCCGAGATGGCGCGTGTGGTGGTTGCTATCGACCCTAGCGGCACAGATGGCGCGGATGAAGGTGATGACGTCGGCATCGTGGTGGCTGGCAGGGGTGTAGACGGGCGCGGATATGTCATCGCGGACGTTACGTGCAAGCTGTCACCGGATGGCTGGGCGCGTCGGGCCATCACGGCATACCACCAGCACCAAGCCGACAGGATCGTTGCCGAGCGCAACTTCGGCGGGGCTATGGTGGCAGCAGTCGTGCGCGGGGCTGACAGGTCGGTGCCGTTCAAGGAGGTTACCGCAAGTCGCGGCAAGGCCGTGCGCGCCGAGCCGATCAGTGCGCTGTACGAACAGGGCCGCATTAGCCACATGCCGGGGCTGGAGGCGCTGGAGGACGAGATGGTGCTGATGACGCCGGGCGGATACATGGGCGAAGGCTCACCGAACCGCGTTGACGCGCTGGTGTGGGCGTTGACGGAAGTGATGTTGTCGCACCATGCGCCGAAGGTGGACGACACCGCCAACTGGACTATTCCATCGACGAAGACGGCTTGGAAGTAGTGCGCTTGTAATTAAAAATCCGCGCGGCATGGTCCCGCGCAATGACCCCCGAGCAAACCGAACTGCATGAACGGGCCATCCGTCAAGTTGACGAGGTTGTCGCCAGTCAAATGCCGATTAGAGCGCTCGCTCTTCAGGCGCGGCGGTTTGTCTCTATTCCCGGCGCGCAGTGGGAAGGCCCGTGGGGTCTGCAATTCGACCACAGCATCAAGGTCGAGATCAACAAGACTGCGCGCGGTCATCGCAAGATCATCCTGGACTACCTCGCCAACCGCATCGTGCCATCGTTCCGCAACGTCGGCACGGACAGCGACGGGCATACAGCCGAAACGCTAGGCGGGCTGCACCGGGCTGACGCGTACCATTTCAAAGCCCAGCAGGCCCGCGACAACGCATTCCGTGAGGCTTCGGCCGGCGGGTTTGGCGCGTACCGCCTCTGCACCGATTGGGCCGATCCTTACGACAAGGACAGCGACGACCAGCGGATCAACCCGGCGCTGTTGATTGCCGACGCCGACCAGCGCGTGTTCTTCGATCCTGACAGTCAGCTTTACGATAAGTCCGATGCGGCATGGTGCGTTGTCCTGACCGCGCGCTCGACCGATGCATTCAAAGCTAAGTGGCCCGACGCTGCGCAAACCTCGTTCCCAATGCAGCTATGGAAGCCGCATTACGAATGGTTCGCGCCGACACAGGTCATTGAAACGGAATACTACGTCAAGGAAGATGTGTCCGAGATGCTGTGGGTGTTCACCCATAAGATCAGCAAGGACCAGCAGCGCTATTGGGCCAGCGAACTTGAGGACGGCGAAAAGTCCGAGCTTGAATCTTTGGGCTACAAGGCCAAGGGCCAGCGCCGCAAGCGCGTCCGGGTGCGCAAGTACATCATGTCCGGTGCGGAAGTGCTGGAGGATCAGGGGTACATTGCCGGGTCCGAAATTCCCGTGGTGCCGGTCTATGGTAACCGCGAATACATCGACGGGCTGGAGCGCTTCACCGGCCACGTTCAGATGGCGATTGACCCGGCGCGGGTTTATAATGCGCAGATCAGCAAGCTGGTCGAGACGGCAGCACTGACCCCG